TATTCAGCTGCAGAACTAGAAAAAGCACTGCAGTCTTGGGTTGAGCCTTATCCAAAGCCTATCATTCTTAATCACGATCTTAGCTCAGAGCCTCTCGGTAGAGTTATGGCAGCAAGAATGGACAAAGAAGAAGATGGCTCCCCTTACGTAAGATTGCAATTGGCTATTACGGATCCAGTTGCAGCTCAAAAAATAGCTGACAAAAGATATCTTACAGGCTCTGTTGGCGGACGTGCTGGAAAAGCCGTTTGCTCAATTACCGGAGAAGACCTTGCATCAGAAGATGCTTCTGGTAGACCAAGAACTGCTAAATATAAAAGAGGGCAAGTCTATAAGGGTAAGTTGTCATACATTGATATGCAGGATATCTCATTTAAAGAATACTCTTTTGTGAATCAACCTGCAGATCAAAGATCTGGAGTAAGAAACCCTAAAGCAAAAGAAGGTTCTGCTCCAATAGCAAACTCAGAAGACTGGGTTGCAAAAAGTAGCGCTTTCGTTCTTCATATGGATAATGAGGATATTATTTCAGTTGAGGAAAATGAATCAATATTTAAGAATATGAAGAAGAAAGAATCTAGGCCAGTTTACTTACACGTTAAGGGCGCATTCCTCACTGCTTTAGCCCTGCAAGAGAGCGAAAATGGTAATAATAACGAATCTTCATTACTATCAGTTGAAGATTCTGTAACTAACAACTCTGAGGAGACCCACAAGATGGATGATGTTAAAGAAAATGAAGATATCCTTGCAGTAGCAGAAGAGCTTAGCGAAGATCTTTCAAATATAGCTGCAGGCACCGAAGAGGTTGTCGAAGAAAAAGAAGCTGAAACCAAAGATTCGTCAGAAACCGAGGAATCTGAAAAGGTTCAAGAAACAGACAATTCTAGTGTTGCAGGCGCACTTCAAAAAGTATTAAATAATACTGTAGTATTTTACTTTGCAGCACACAGAGCACATTGGAATGTAGAAGGTGAAAACTTTACAGAATTCCATGAGCTATTCTCAAATATCTATGAAGATGCTATTGGTTCAGTCGACAAAATCGCTGAAAATATGAGAAAGCTTCAAACTTTCCCTGCAAGCCTTACAGATGTTGTGATGTCAGCAGACTTCAAAGATGATTCTTCTAGCACAGATGCACTTGCACTTGCTAACGAACTCTTGGAAAAAAATGCAATGGTGAATGAATCCATAATAGCAGCTTTTACTGTAGCAAACGAAGCTAACGAGCAGGGCATAGCTAACTTCCTTGCTGAGCGCGATGACATGACAAAGAAATGGTCATGGCAATTAAGATCTTCTCTTAAGATGGAAGCTGGAGAACCAGCTAATGAATCTTGGAGAATTAATAAATCTGAAAAAACCGAAGAAAAAGCAGAAGAACAAGTAAATAACGTTGATTCTGCTAACGCTGAGGTTTCAGAAAATACTCAAGAAAATGATGACACTAAAGCAGACCTCACTAGCGTAGAGGGTGCTTCTGAGCAAGAGGCTGAAGTGTCAAATGAAAAAGTTCATGCTCTTGAGGAAGAAAACAAAAAGCTCAAAGAAGCATTACATCGCACTTTGGCTGAAAGAGTAGTAGACACCAAGATTACAGTTGGTGCTGAATCAGTTGAGGATAGAGAACAGCTCATCAAAGACCACGTAACAAGATCAGCAGGTTCACTTGCAGACTCATTGCGTGATCTCGTTAAGCTTCCAATCGCCAAAAAGAATATTCATGCACTAAGTGAATCAGTCCTTGTCAGTGACGTTATCTCTGAAAAAGAAGAAAACGTTCTTGAAGAGGATGAAGAAATCGTTGAAGCTCCAAAGTCAAAAGCTAATTCTGTAGAAGAATTATTTGTAGACGCTTTAATGGGCCGTCGTAAACTCTAATAACTACAATCTTAAGGAGAAACTTAAATGAGTTTAGCTAAATTTCGTAAGGTAGGTACCAAAACAGGTTCCGGCCGTTTCGTAGTATCTGAGGGTATTGCTCCAGCAGCTTACCTTCTTCCACACCCAGGTCTTCCAACTTGGTATACAGACAGTGAAGATGATCGTTTTGAGATCGTTATTCCTAAGGGAACCATTTTGTCAGTAATCGCTGATGCCAATGGTGATGCAAGAGTTGTTCCAGCTAACGGTACCAGCTCAGGCAAGGCATGGGGTGATAGCATGACCAATACAGCATGGAGTCCACTTGCAGGCGCAACCCCCGCATACAGCTCGGGTGCAACTGACACCGTTACAGTTCCAGCAAGATCAGTCCCAATTGGTGTTGCACAGTATGACCTTTATCGTCCATTTGACAAAGGTACTTCACAGGGTGCAGGTTTCATTACCCATGGTTATGTAGAATATCCAATGGTTAGTGGAATTAATAACACCGTTGCCGTTGGTGACGTTGTTCGTTCCGACGTAATGGGTCGCCCAGTAAAGGCAGCAGCAGCGGATTTCTTAAATTCGACTGACGTTTATTCTTACCTCCAAGTTGGTAAGGTAATAGAGGTAGAAAAGTTTGCAACCAACTTTGATGATGGCTTGCTTTCCTACATGCAACTTCCTTCGGACCCAGGTGCTTTGAAGACAGTATTTGAACTTACTCGTTCAGGTTCTTTCTCAGGCAAGCTTGGTATCCGTAGTAATTTGGATGTTACCAACGTAATTGGCGCATTCCGCGTCAACTTAACAATTTAATAAAAAAAGAAAAACACTAACAGAAGGAATAATCCTAAGATGAGCAAAACAATCCAAGAGCTCCTTTCTGGTCTCCCAGCTTGGGAAGCCGCGCTGGCCGAGGACGGACACATTGACGAAGATAACAGAGTTACTATTAAGGAAGCATTTGCTTCAGCTGACGCTGCTGCACTTTTCCCCAAGGTAATCTCTCGTACTCTTAGAGAAGCAGCTGAGCCACAATTGTTGGTTACCCCACTTCTTTCAGTAGTTCGCCTAGGCAAGGGGCGCTCTTTGGAGTTCCCTGCCGTCAACGCAATCCAAGCAGCTGAGATTCCAGAAGGACAAGAATATCCAGAGCAGGCATTAGCCTTCGCAAAGCAGATTGAGGGTAAGGTATCCAAAAAGGGTGTCAAGCTTTCATTCACTGAAGAAGTTATTGCCGATTCACTATGGGACATTGTAGGTCTCCATGTAAGAGCTGCAGGACGCGCCATGGCACGTCTTAAGGAGCAAATTGCATTGAGCCGTTTCAAAGATGCTGCAACTGTTGTTTTTGACAACGACGATGCAGCCTATGATGACACAACCGGTCTTGGCATCAACGGAGCTGCCAACGATACAATTCGTTGGGATGACGTTGTTGACATGGCTGCTGTACTCATGGCTGAAAAGCATATACCAACCGATTTCATTCTTCATCCATTGATGTGGTCAGTATTCCTCAAGGATGCTATCTTCCACATGGGTGGCGCTGCATCTGCAGTCAACACCAGCTGGGGCTACCGTCCCGCAAATGCTGATGCTGCACTGAATGCAAGTGCACCACTTGGTTTGAACGTAATCGTTTCTCCATTCGTTAGCTTCACAGCTAAGACCAGCCAAGCAGTTGCTAAGTCGGACATCTTCTTGATCGACCGCAACGAAATTGGTACTCTCCTTGTTAAGGACGAAATGAGCACCGACCAGTTCGACGATCCAAGTCGTGACATCCGTCAGATGAAGATGAAAGAGCGTTATGACATCGTAATGCTTGGTGACGGTGAAGGAATCACTGTTGCTAAGAATGTCAACCTTGCCCGTAACTACGAAGTTCAGGTTTTCAACCAGATCTAATAGTGCGAGCTATATCCTTAGGGACGTTATAGTTACGAATCCCTAGCAAAGAGGGGCGGAAGAGTAAAATCTCCGCCCCTCTTTCGCATATTCTGTTTGGAATGATTACTATAATGAAAGAATAATAAACAGGAGAATGTTGAGTGGCTCTATTTCTAATTGATCAAGCACAAGTTAATATTTATAGTGTATCTATTAAATTCGGTAGAACTATAAAAATAAGTTCTCTTAAGAATGAAAACTTTAAATTATACAAAGATACGGCTACGCCAACTTTGGTTGCAGCTCCTTTTGTCTTGATAGATACAATAAAAGATTACAACCAAATATCTAGAATAATAACATTATACTGGAGAACGCCATTAGATAATAATCAAGATTATTACATTGACGTAGTTAACTTAATAGATTCTTCAGGTGTTATTGTAGGTTCTGAAAAAGTCAAATTTACATACAAAACTTCTTCTACTCCAAGTACTCAACTCTTTCAAACTCCAGAACTTGTACCAATTTTAATTGAAGACAAATCAATTAAAAAAGATGTAGATATTAGTTATCAAATATTGGCTAAAAATCCTAAATTTTACATAGAGTCAATAGATCCAGTTAATGGAGATTTTTATCTAGATAATAGTTATGGAAATGGTCGAGTAATAGTAACATTTAATGAAAGACCAGCTTCTAACTTTTTATCAAATAAGTATTTTAAAGCTCAAAGAAAAAAGATACAAAAATCTCCATCTAGATGGGAATCAGTTCAGACAAGAGTTTTAATGCACTCTTGGAAACCAGAAGTGTATATCGACTTTCCATCAAATGATGCAACTCCTCTATATAACGAAGAGGAAAAAATTTATTATGAAACCGGATATAAATATAGAATAATTGTATCTAAGGATGTTGGTATCTAAAGTGTCTAATTTTATATATGGAAAAGCTAAAGAAGCATTATTGAACGGTCAATTTAATGTTTCCTCTGATACCTTAAGAGTTTTATTAGTAACACAATCCTATGTTCCAAATCAAAATGTAGATCAATTTGTTTCTAATATATCAAACTCACACATCAAGTTAAGAACAGGTGCGTTGTCAGGCGTAACATCCACTCTTGGAGTACTTGATGCTAATAACTTAACACATTCAAACTATGATGGAACATCTTTTCATGCATTAGTTATCTATAAAGATACCGGAAGTGACAATACATCCAGACTTTTAGCATACATAGATTCTGCAACTGGAATACCATTTTTAGGAATAAATCAGATTACAGACATTACTATAAACTGGAGTAATGGCTCAAGTAAAATTATATCTTTATAAAGGTACGCAATATGGCAACTAGTTATCCAAGTTCTCTAGACAATTTTATAAATCCTACAGCAACAGATAGTTTAAGTTCTGGAGTAGTTCCTCACGCAGAGCAACACGCCAACCTTAATGATGCGCTAGAGGCCGTGCAGACTGTATTGGGAATACTTCCAGCAGGATCTTACTTAACAATTAAAGATAGAATTGCCGCATCAGAAGCTTTAAACGGATTAAGTGACGTTACTATTACTTCTGTTGCAGCAGGCAATGTCTTGCGATACAACGGCTCAAAGTGGGCCAACTATGCTGAAACTAATCTAACCGATGGGGGAAATTTCTAAAATGGCTAATACAATCAGAATTAAAAGAAGAGCGTCAGGTGC